GACTAAAAATTTATTCGATACCAAACATAATACTACTACTACAAGTATAAACCCCGTCCGTCGAGCTGTAGACGTAAAATTTAGCGCCCCAAAACTAGCACACGTCGAATGCTAAAAGCCCTCTGAGACAACTCTCCCAAATAATACTTTCAGACATTGACGCCACGACACTTACTGCTAGTTAACTTGATACACATTGCAAACAAAGTGCAAAGCATTTGGTTTTCTTTGTGGGTCTGTTGTAATGTTAGTGCCGTATTAAGTCCTGATAAGACACCAATATGAGCTACTATAACATGGCTATGCAGGATAATCCTGCCATGGCCCGTGATAAGACACTAGATGACGAAACATTTTACACCCGTTTGTTTCAGATCTGGACCCCGTTAACAATATTTTTGTTGACTATACTCTACCTTATACGTGATCACATACGCAATCCACTAAACGGACCTTTGGCTGACAACATAATTAAGAAGCTATTGCAACGTTTACATTATTTAATCACGCGGCGGTATTACTATTACCAAGAGCCTATCTTTACCCGTGATGAGTCTCGCGTACATACAATCTTAACGCCGGATTTTGCCCGTGTTGATCGTGTTAATTTAAGTGGTTATTGTTCCACTTGCAACCTCTATGGCCATACTAAAAATGCAACCAAACATACAGCTACAGCCGATGCCATAATTTTGGCACGTATCTGTAAAATATTAAACTACAAACATAATTTACTTAATGTGACCGGATATACTGTTCATAATGTGAAAGCATTTGAACGTAATCCCAAACACTTTGTAGATACATATGGTTCTTTAGTAGATAAAATACCCTGCAAGTATGCCGTAGCACACAAGGATGATCTGATTGATCTTAAAACTTGTGAAGCCAATTTAGGTACATTCTACATCAATAATACCCGAGCAGTACCCCATATGGTATTTATGGCTTATACGAACGAAAAGGAATTAAACAACCTTGTGGCCAACTTATCATTAGTCGTAGAGAGTTTGATGGTTTACACTAAATATGATATCCCGGATGAACCTACAATGATGCTTTATAAGAGTACTGAGCAGTTAGTCTTTAGTAACGACATTGATCTTATGCTGGCAGTAACCAATGAAATGAAGGAAATCAAAACCCCTTGGTTCTTTAGGACCAAAAGGCCGGAGAAAGACAAAGAATGTGAAAAAGATGAAACCCAAACTAATATAGTATTGGCCCCCCAAACTGCATTGTTAGAAAATTCTATAAAGCCCAGAAGGAATCATAAGATCCATATACGCCAAAGTAAATTGGCTATGGGTCCAGCTTTTATGACTTTATTATGCCTGTGTTCCATATTTAATCCCATTACTTCTATTTGTACTGATTACACATTGAACAGTGATGCTAAGCAGATTTGTTCCAATGTACGTAATTTAACCGGTACAGATTATATGAAGTATTATAACTTTGAACAAGCATTGAATAAATGCTTTTCGGTTGATGGAATTACATATGAAGATTTACCACGCTTATCAATTAAACATCCAAAATTAGACTTGTCTAGTGTTATGCATGCTGTACCTTTACAGGATTATATATTGCAGGCATTTACTGGACAATTACCTATAGGTACCTATGTAGTATCACGCTTGGACACATTATTGGACTTACAAATCTTAGCTGATTTTTATTCCTTTGATGCAATAGTGTATGGTACCCCTAGTGCTACAGATTCAATAGAAGGTCGCATTATACAGTTGTTGAACGATACTGAATACGATTGTCATATGCCCTCATGTATTTTGTTCACTGGTTTGGATAAGACCCCTAAGGATATAAGTCTTAAAATAGGACGTACCCGTAAGCGTGTAACACATAACGAAAATGGAACCCCATTAATTATCAACCCCTTATGTGTTAACACATGTCATTGTAGAGTTGAGTTAGCTAAACCAGTTGTAACCCAACCAAAATCCCTAGAACCCGATGCGGATTATTACCTTGATCTCCACTACTTTCAACAATATACACTACGTATTTATGACGATATGTTGTCAGGTGTGTTATACTACAATAATTACACATTGACTCGCCATACATACAAAGCAGATAATTGCATGTTAACGACTAATTTAGGTTTCTGTTCTTACGATCCCCAATTGTTTAATATTACAACCGTATATAATGAACATGGAAACCATATGCAGTGCGGTTATAACCACGAATTTTGTGAAGAATTACAAAAGGAATTTGCCCAAATAGAAATACCACTTGAAACCCCCATGGTTGTTAATACAGCCAACCCCGATTGTTTGCCGCTATATACGTATTTAAATACATATAACTTTACTGGTGCAGAGACATTGTTGAAATTATTATTGAATGGTTTGAAAAATGATGAAACAACATCATTATTGATACCAGTTGTACATAGCACACTGCTCAATTTTGATTTGTTGATCGACTATATGCAGTTGTGTATAGAGGGATCGGTGACAAAATTGGATAGTTTTGAGCTTAATGAAATCAACAATGTAACCCTATTTAAACAATATGTACATGATACCTATGGTGCATCCAAAATTGTTTACATTAAAGACATACAGGACCTGAATTGCGATTATGCTAAGGCATTTTTCCCATATTTAGATCATTACGAACCCGCAGTAAAAGGTGTACTAACTGTATCCACCTACAACATTAAGAGCTTAGAAGGTTTAACAGTAGATACATATATGCAGAAACATTTTAGTGATTGTATGCATATGGATTACGCCCAACCACTATATGTACGTTTATCGGAAAACATATTATTGGCCCCCAGTGAATTTGATAACACTTATAAACCTATTAAACTACCCACTTATTCAGTTTATGTTAATACGTATAGTTTCTATTCGGACTATTTAAAAGTACTTTTTGAAGAAGTTAATGCCAAGTCACAGGAGGGACTTATGGAATGTCTAATTTTGTTAAAAACAAAATTTCTAGATACCGTTTATTCCGCTATACAACATTTTTACACGGTATACTCCAACTTCTATTATTCATTTATGGATATGTGCACTCGTTTCAACAATCGTAAACCCATACGGCGTGATTTTTACCATCAGAGCCTACGATCTTTTGATGTGGGTAATGTATGTGAATTTTTGCACCACTCCGATACTATTGTTATGTATCAAGACTGCGTACGTGCGGAATTGAGTGATATATATGTTATAAATTTGCGTTATGGCACTACTCCTGCTTTTGATTATCACATGTATAAATTGGAAACGCCTTTCACCAAACAAACTATAATTGATATGTCTAATGCTATTGGATTCCAATATAAAAATGCTACATACAATTATTTTAGACCTCTATATACATACACAGGTGAATACGTTATGACTGTACGAGAGGATAAATTACAATATTGCAAATCGGATAAGGTCCCCATTCCAGCTTTCAGCCCCGATCAAGACCTTACATGCTACGCATATGTAGTAGGTTCACAGGTTATAGATCATTTCATAGCTAATTTTGGCTTTCTTTTTATCCTGTATGTTACCTCTATTGTTATAGTTATAGCTGTAGCAATAACTGTTAAGGAATATACAGTTGTTATGATTGGAAAATTAGTTTTTATTTTTATATATGCTTTTGGACCCTGGTTGTTAACACCCAGTTTTTATTTATCCACCTTCTTTTCTGCTTTATATAACACAATGCCATTCGTAGTTAATACGAGTTACGGGGCCCTACTAATTGTAGGCTGTGTGACCGTTGTTGTTATAGATTTGGTTTCAACCACTTTACAGATTAGAACACGTAATGACTTTGCTCGTAATATTTTACAACTTGTAACCCTTTTGTTTGAAATTATTGCAGTGATATATTATATTGTTATGCCATATCTTTTTACTGGTTATGGTTTAGCTTTGACCATAATTGCATGTTTTGTAGCTTATAGATATAGACAATCACAATTGCCTAACTATAAGAAAAGCTATGTTACTAATAAAGTAGCGCATCAAGATTGGGTAAAGTATCGTAATAGTATACGTGAGCGAACCGATGAAGCTGCTAAGTCAGCACTGCGTAGGACTGTTAATACCAGCCTAGAAAATGCTGATGCAGAATCCATGCAGCGGGTCAGTTATTTAATTAATTGTTACCTAAAAACTGTTGCAGTTCCCCATTTCGATCCTAATTTATCATTTCATGTCCCTAGTATAAGCACTAGTGCGTTGTTTTCACGCGATAGTGAGTTAATGACGGGCATGCAAAACTATTCCGATACCATTATGACCAATAAAAGCGCTGCCTGTAACCCTTCTATACCCCATGCCGTATTGAACCTTCCCGTTGAAATAAACCCTCTTATAACATTTAGTGTAAATAATTACACATCAGGACTCCGTGGAGCAATAATAAATGGTTATCTGTACATACAGAGACATTTGTTCGGCGACACTAAGAAAACATTTCAAGAGTGTTATGACAATGGTAGAGGTTTAGACCGGTGTAAAAATTTAGAACGTTCGAAATATGATATTGAGTCAACTGTTATAGATGGCACATTGATAAAAATACCACTAGTTGATAAAAATATGGTACCACACATTAAAGTACATCCCAATCCATTATCTTATACTGGACCAGTAACTTTGTACTTATCACGTTATGATGATACCAAGAAAGAAGATATATTATGTGTACATACAGGTTTTATATCTGAGGGACACCATGACATAAGAACTATATTTGGCGACTGTGGTGGCATGTTGTTCGACCAAGCAGGAAATTTCCTAGGTCTACATTGTGCAGGCTCTGGCGATGTTATTTTCCAAGATAAGGATGGTAATCCTAATATTTGGACTTCATATCGGACAAAACATCCATCTGAGATTATGATTACTATAAACAATGAAATAAATATACCTAACCCTACTAACTATGATTTTAATAGTACTAAGGTAATTTATAACCACCCATTACGGAAGATATCAGCCACTCTTGAAACCTTACAGCATTTAACCAACCCTACAAATCTGAAGATGGCTTATGACCCCCGTTTATATAACGATTTCAATATAACAGAAGAACAATATGATTTGCACGGTTATTATGTCGATTATAATGATTTTGTAAATAACTTCAATAAATATGTAACAACTACAATAGGTTCCAAAAGTTTTGAATTATGCTTGAAATATGGAATAACCGATCGCAATAATGTGACATATCGTAACCAATCAACCGCTGTTGAACATTATGTACAACCAACTTGTGCCAATAAGATAGGTTTAGATTTGATTGATCTACTCTATATGTTATTATATGTATGTATACAGACACACCCCATATTTTATGTCACCGCTTTCGTTTCATTTGTTATTTCCATGAGTAAAATACGGAAATCCTATAAAACTTTTTGTGTAACCCTTTTGAGCTTAATCCCCTATGCATATTTGCGTTTTTGGCCTATAACCACAGGTTTGGTTTATATTCCTTTAAAATTATGCAAAGTCATCAAGTTTACCGATTACATGCCAAATGTTAATTTTGTGATTCGGAATAAGAACTTAAAAATAGCTAAGGAGTTATCTAAAGAACTCGGAACCAAGAAGAATTTATGTATCCATTTGTCTACCATACTCAAGAGTATAAAACCATATCCTGCTTTTAGCGCTCTTACTAATGTGGTTAATGAGGTTGATGATCTTATGGCCACTTGGGATGATGTCGCTGACGCAGAGCAGCAATTGGATAAACATATTGCAGAAATTTACAAATTGTACCCCGTTCTCTTTGTCGTCTTTGAGAAGACTAACACTTATGAAGAACAAGTAAAGATCATATTATCATATATTAATGAGACAGGACACTTTGATATGAATGGTTTTGAGATTCGTTATGATGAACAAGAACATACCACCAAAGTGAATGACAGCCCTGACTATATAAATTTGCAAACCGCTTTAGTACAAAAACAAGATTCACTTGTTGCCCTTCGCAACATGCATGGTAATTTTGATATAAATGAGATAGCCAACGCCAATATTGCAGAATTAGTTAGATATATGATAATGTGTACTAGTGATGATACACTTGATCGTGACTTGCTTGCACAAGCCACTGATAAATTAGTGTCACATATTCGACAAATACGTGCAGATGAAGATCAGTGCGAAAATTTAGTATCAATACTGTCAGAAGTTATAAAACATAAAGATTACATAACAGCATCTTGTCTTACTGCTACACCTAAGGATAAAAACTACATGTTGAATTGCTTTGTACGTGTTATATCACAGTTGAACCGTGTTATAAACATGCAGACCAACCATAAAATAGCAGAAGCGAAATCGGTTGAAAAAGAGCGTAGAAAAGAGTCCAACCAAATTATGGAACAGAATAATCGGCTCCGTAAGTTACAACGTCAAAATCAAAGTATAGCTAGCGCTATATTACATATGGTCCACGCTTGTTTCGCCAATCAATTTATGTTACAAAATGAATCCCGCAAAGTTATGAAAGCCCTTGCTGGACTTAATGTTGATTTAGACCCCACAGAATTGGAAAGTGAATATTTCACAGCCGATGATGTAAATATTACTAATCAAGCCATACAAACTAAATTTACAACACTCAATACAGTATTGTGGGCAGGTAATAGTTATCAATGTGTACCATCTATGTGTGGTGCGGTTGACTTTACTTGCGACAAACAACATAATCATGGCTATTTTAATTGCTCAATGGCGATTGGAGCAGAGTGGTATGAACACGTGGAAAATTGTGCAAAGTGTAGATCATATTTTGTACAAAATAAGCACCCTCGTTGCGGCCAGGTTTACCCATCCGATTTAAAGAGATATCGTACCTTAAGCAACTTTATCGCACGTTACCATAGTTGTCCACAATGTTTGCCCTGTACATCTTGCGTTAAACACCGAGAACCCGGTTGTGAAGTGCAATGTTACCATCCCAATGACACACAGGTTCGTAATCAAGCTTACTTGACACCATCTAATATCAAGGCAGATAACCTCTTGTATGAATGCATTGACAAATCCGTAGGAGATATCAATGTTGTTTATAACGGACGTATATGGCTTATGAGGAGAGCTACCAAAATACCAACCCCTAATCGCTATCGTTTTATCAGTAACGTTAAACTGAGTAACCTCGACCCTGTCGGTTATTATTATATATCTGATGTTTGTCCCACTGAATTACCATTGCTACATGCCATGATCCACCAGATACAATTAAAACTACAGGACCTTACTAATATTCACAATGAATCCGTTGTAGAACAACAAGTTGTAGATAGCACAAAAATTTATGACACCCCTTTAACCGAAAATATTTTAAATGACTTACGTGACACACACTTATATTTGCTATATATACAGTTAAAATTGGAAGACGAACCTCTATATTACGAATTATTAAATGCGTTGAAGGATCTGCCAGTTTATATTGTATTAGTGTTGAGCGAAAGTATCACCGATAATTGTGCCAAGTTTTACGTGAATTATCAACAGGTTGACCGTAGAACTTTGACCAATGAAACAAGTACTGCTATGGCGTTGAAAATAAGGAATATTGTGAGTAATCCACCGGATTTTCCTTATGGTCACGCACGTTAGGCAGGGATGTGGATGTGACCAGATATCACCAGTTGCATGTAAAAACTGCGCACGGTGAGCGCTATACTGTTGACATATCCTGCAATAAAACATCCGTAACTTATGTTAATAGTCAAGCAGAACACATAAATATAAAGGTTAAAAAGCACATTCAAAAGGAATATAATATTTATGAACATTTACTAAACCAAGAGCCAGATTTATTCTTAATAGAGCATACATTTGATCAGTACCCCCATATTAACACCTTACGACGCCATAATTTAACATTATTGAGCATTATAGACATTTATGGTGTTATAAAATCTGAAAATTGGACCCCTTTATATCTAGCATTAACCCAAGTAAATCATCATAAATTACCATTGGAATTACTTCAAAACATTAAAGCACATACAATATCACCACAGCATACCTGTTGTTTGTTATGTCGTAGATTTTTAGCTGAATTAGGCTTATTTATGCATAAACTCAACAAACGAGTATTTGAAACCACAAAACACATGTTAAAACATTACAATTTTGTATTGACCGCCGACAATGTAGATTTAAATGGTATATTAGACTTTGAGGATTATATACCAATGCAACAAAACCTCGAGTTAAAGGACATCTTACGCAAAATGCAACCTTATTACCACACCCTATATTCTATATATGAACACTTGGGTATGTACTTTATCTCACAACCAATCTACAATAGACCTATAACAGAACACGACGACCTAATAACACGTTTTGAGGAAGTCATATATAAGATCAGAAATACACCATTAGATTCTAAATTTGATGACACACTGTTATATAGACCAACAATACAATACTTCGCAAAATACTTACACTTAAATACATATGCTGTGGAACCTGAACCACTTTGGAATATATACGATAATATAGATAGCCCCAATATAACAATCCCTGGACTTAGTGTAGATGATTTGAGCAAGATCATTTTAAAACCCACTAGACCCTATGACGATTACATCGACTTGGCAACCACTGACCCAACTTTATTAGATGGTGATGTATATTGTAGAATAGATTATCAACAAATTTCTAATCTAACATTCTTGATACCCAAAATTAACGAAAATGCCATGCTCATAGAAATCTATATAGAGAATCACATCTACGAGTTGAATGCTTATAATCATATGTTGAAGGTTACCTTAAACATATGGCTGGCCAACATGTATGATGCCAACGTAAACCTATCACATTTCGACTCCATAAATTATCACAACAATGGTTCTTGCCCTGGCAAAGCAACCTTCCCTATAGTTGGTGAAGTCGACGCTACACTGTTACATGAGTGTAAAATTTGTAGTGATTTGATCCCTAATGACATAAAATCAGTTTACGATATTGGTACTAATATACATGCACGTGCACAGCTAGAAGACTATAAGCCACCTAGAAGAGTAAACCCCCTAGTAGAATTTGATACAGCACTGCTAAAAATTGGAACATTTAGACCAGAAAACGATTACGCATACACAATGAAAACAAGTCCTGACCACATCATAGATTATGAACTAAAACAATATTTAGCCAAACAAGGACTAACAGCTTTGATACCCCCGCTAAACCTAAATCCGGCCGTACATGACCCCTCAACCACTTTTACAAGCCCTTACTACATAAAAACCCCATCTGAACAAAGTATAAGAGAGGACTTGAATATGTACAACCAGAACACCGCTGTAGGAGCATCTCCCACAGTCTTATTAATGGCTGTAGAATTATTACATCAATTGTTGACTGATACAATTTTGTCATCTGATGGTAAACCGAACTGCCCTATGGTTCCTTCTGAGGTACCCGTACGCAACAAACATAAATCATCTGGTACACCATATAGAAAATTAGGTGATGCGGAATTCATGCGTGATGTTTATGGTGAGTATCGCGATAAATTAGTTTATCATAAGCGACATTCAGCAGATCAAGCGTTAACCTTAGTTATAAATAAGGTTGCAATTTCTACAAAACATCGAGATCGTACTATATTAGCTATTAATATAAATAAGTCAGAAGCCGGACGATCATTATACCGCTGGTTCTTAGACAAAATTAAAGCAACGGCGAATACCGGAGGCCCAATTGTAATAGGTCTCGTAGCACAATATGGAGGTTGGGATAAACTATACAAAAATCTCTATAAAAATTCACCTATCGATAATCCAGATGCTTCTAAGCATGTAGTTATAGGTGGTAAAGATTTTCCTAAATGGGATCGCCGTATTACCAATATGTTACAGTTAACAGCCACTAATGTATTTTTCAATATGATAGACCAATGGGCTCAACAAATAAAGAATGAAGCCACACCACAACAAACTTGGCATGAATACTTTTCCGAAACCACACAAGTGTTATATGATTACCTGGTTTTCTTAAATGAATTAATTCAAAAACCTGCTGGTGTTACATCTGGAAACAGTCGTACCGCAGATGGCAACTCATTATTACATCTCCTAATAGAACTCTATTCCATAATAGTACAGCTTATACAATCAGATCCTGATAATGTAGGTTTAGAGTCCCGAGTCCGCAGTGATCTTTGTAAGACTGTTTTCGAAACTATACCCTCTGATTATATACAACAGCCTCCCTTAAGAAAAACCAATGTATTAACACATATACGCTCCAACATAGCCAAGGGACTCGTACTTAGTGACGATGGTCTTATATTGTTTGATACACGTATTATTAAATACGATGATTTTATGGCAGAGAGTCACATGCTTTCGAAATATTCCATAGCTACCAATAAGCACAAATATCATATAGACTCTGTGGAACGTAAAGCTCGTGAATTTTTGTCACAGGATACATTTGACTTTGGTAACATGTCTTTTCCTTTACCAGATTTTGGTAGAATCTTTAGTGCTATGCTTCTAAGTGATAACAAAAACGTACTGGACCCTAAAATTTATATCACCCGTTTGTTATCACTATTTTCTATTGCTTATTTGTATTATTTTAAATATTATAAAGAAGTAACACATCCAACTATAAAATTGCTAGATGCACTTCGCAGTTATATAGATTCATTACTAGAAACCACCGAGGAACAATTCCTCGATTGCATCGTACTCCCCGATGGGGATGCAGAGCTGGATTTACGTAACTGTGATATTTATGAAAATTTCGACCGTCTATGGGACTTGGTTTCATCCAGTGCCTACATCGAATATCTCAGTTTAAATCGACATCGCTATAAACGCTTGTCGTTATTTGGACAACAGCTACTGCAAAAATACGACCAAACTAAATTGGCTAATGAACATACATTACGGAATCAAGGCACTTACGTTTCATACAATTGCTATGTATGCGGCGGTACTGCATATTTAACATGTGCAACCTGCGAGCGCGTATTTTGCAATAGTATAGATAAGCATCATGGCTCCCACATAGAACAACATCTACAATATTCAGGACATGATCGTCTTTATTTAAATTGTAAACTGGTAAGATGTAAACATTGTTATATTACAGACATCAACAAATTATACACATCTGGACGTGACTTATACTTTTGTAATAGCCATAAACCACCAAATGCTGTAAGTTTAATAACAAACAATGAAGATAAATTATTACCACCGCGCCTTTTCTTATGTGTAATAGAACCAAAATTAGTATCGTTTTATGAGCAATGCTATAGAAATTACACTGTAATGCACCCTTTGTACCCAATTGCTTATGATAAATTCATGAGTTTGGTTCAAACTTATCTATCCTTAGATTACCAATATTCAAATACCTTAGTTGCCAACCGCATACGCGTTTGCATGCGCTTGGCTTCTTTTGGTATTGTCAGACCATATCATCAACTTATAATGCAGCTCACTAAAATAGAAAGCAAAGTAATAGATGCTAGTGTTATAGATATAAACATTACACCTACCAACATACAAGAAGTTGGTACATGCTTCATAGAGGTGCCTCAAGAATATAAATTAGATCAACACTCTACTTACGCCTATTTAATAGGTAACCGCGAGGTGGTTTTTACACCAACATACCACAGTTTGAGCTTAGCAAAAACATCTCATATATGGAAAACTGACATTATAATCCCTAATTATTGTACCTATATAAGACAACGTCGTCTAAACACACTTAGTGCAATCCTACGAAATCAAACACAACATGTGCCCGAATTCACACGTTTGCTACTGTCATGGAATCAAACATTACCGATTACAGCACGTCAATTCCCAGTATATAAACCATCTGTAACTTTATCCGCTCAACCTAATGTTGTTGAAAACATTAATATACTGTTATCAGAATTGAACGAAAAACGCTTCAAAATTATGTTTGGCGGTCCTGGTACTGGTAAATCACATACACTATCGATACTCATAAATCATTTACATAGTAATGGTATGCGTATTTTAGTTTACACACCATCACACCAGTCAGCGAACGCATTGCTATTTAAAATAGCCAACTTAATAAGAAAACGAGGCATAAGAGATGCTGGATTAGTCCGAATAGTAACAGACGGCATGAAGGAAGAAATCAAGCCACATCCATTTATAACCTACCGTGCTAGCATGTGTGATAAAGATCGCATTTGCGTTACCACTATACAAAGTTTCTCAACTGTACAGCATGTTAAGGATATAGATTTAGTAATTTTGGATGAATTTAGCTTAACATCGGATAATTACATGTTAACAGGCTTATCACATCTTAAGCCATCCACACGTTGCTTATTTTCTGGTGACCCCAGACAATTGAGTGGTGTCGATGAACTTAGGAAAGTATTAGACCCACGTTTTCATACCTTGATTAACTACTACACTGAAACATACCCTAAAGAAGTACATGTATTAAAATACCACTTCCGCTGTCATCCCGTCATATTCGACTTTTTTAAAGGTCTGTATTATGCAGATAAGGATATGGCGTGTTCAGTGATGCCAGAGGATAGACTAATCAGACCCTTACAACCAATAAATACAGTACCTGTAGGAGAACCCACATATCGAAGCCAAGGTGTAGTTTTGAATCAGGATGAAACCGACAAAGTCCTAGACATCCTCGTATTGATAACCCAAACTATACACTTACACTATTCCCTTGATTACCAACCTACTGTGGCCATAATTTGTAGTTATAAATCACAATTACAAAATTTTATGGCATTACAGCAGAAAAATTTAGTACCGGATTATGTAAAATTAAGTACAATAGATTCCGCTCAAGGTGATGAATTTGACATAGTCATATTATGTTTGTCACAAGTAAACAACTTTACGTTGAACCCTAATCGTTTCAATGTTGCTGTTTCTCGAGCTAGGTCTGTACTATTTATAACTGTGCCCCCCCAAGATCGGAGTATAAGCTTCCTATATAAGGATGTTTATAAAACTTTGATAACAAAATCGCATTTCAAGTACTTTAAAATCTACAATGAATCAGGACGTTTAATAGTGCCACAAGACAACACAGTGCTACTTAGAAATCATTCCACTAATTATATAAATATTAGAAATTTAGCCGGTGATTCACATAAATTGAAGCGGAAATATCCCATGAATGTGATAAAAGATGACTATATATTCTTCGATACTGAATTTCTAAACCCCCATGATGCACCACAAGAACCTGTTGTATTGTCTTATGGATTTACAAGTGTACATGGCAGCCGTAGAATATCTGGCACACCAATGCGCTATGTGAAAGACAAATTTAATAATTTAGTACCAACAGAGTACAAATTTAAGGATTACAATAAACCATTGACATCAACCTATGTAACAAATTGGTTGCGGCACCGTTTTAAAGAACAGTTTGATCATTTAAATACAGCTGTAAAATTCGGTATAAGCGCCAAAGTGCTGGTTAATGCCAAACACATGCTAAATTTCTGTATCAATAACATCCATGTAAAACCTGTTATTGTTACATGGGCCGGTGTTAGTGACCACAAATTCTTAATAGCAAATACACTATACCCACCTATACATCAAACTTGTAATATAGTTCCCAGATGCAATTCACCACCCATATATGCTTCCCCGCAAGGTTGTCACACCTATTACCTATGTAGTTATCATGCACAACTCTATCAAGAAAACCTCAATATTACTCATTTTGTAAATTTAGAGATCATTGATCTCACTGTTTCTACTAACAAACAAGATGTTAAGACTTTGAGTGTGACACATAATAATGAAGTAAAGCTTATATTGACTCTAAACGAAGCCCCTAAATCTGGAAGCTTAGATTCTATCCACTCCCATTATTGTAATACCAAACATAAGGTAATAACCCCCCATGACCCCCTAGATGATGCAATAATGACACGTTGTGTATTTGAGTCCTTAGTAAAATCGCAGTTCGACAAGTTACTATATGAACAAAAAGCTAACTTAACAGCATTCCTATCAATGGATTACCGCTTACGCAATTTCGATCCTGATATGTGTAAACTCAGACGCGAATTACAACAATATTGGTACCAAATATACACAGCAACAACCAATAAAACTCATTGCAATAATGGATGCGGAAAAGTAATCTTAAAAGATGCTTTGTGCAATATCGATATAAAATTGGGTAGAGATGCCAACAATAATATGAATACCCATAATTGTAATGCACAGGAAGAAATATATTTTGATAGTCATTGGTATAAAACTACACCTTATACCAAATCTGCATATGTATTTAGCGACATCAATCCAAAACACTACTACAATCTCGGAACTACTGGCTTATGTTTGTACTTAAATAGTAAACAAGCCAAATATTGTCATCCCTTCAATATGGTTATTGGAACCGACGTGTTTAAAACACAGTATTATACGCAATATTGTGATTTAGGCCGCTTAACACATGATTATACTATAAAAGATAGTAAATCGATACCAGATTGTATCCTCTTGTCTTCAAACGTAAATTGCGAATTTAAAAATTTAGTTTGCAATGTTCACCATGATCAATTAGAAATCATTAGTAAAATCTCGTTGGCTACCGATTATGGATATCAATTCATATACGTAGAGCCCAACAATACCCTCACGCCACAGCGTAACATTCAACGAGCACCCTTAGATTGGGACCATACACAAGTAGAATTATTAGCAAACACTAAACAGCATATTTCTAATGCCGGTTTAATAAAAATAAAAGCTCAAGAAATACTACACATGCTACAAGATAGTATGTTATACACACATAAGACACACCTAAATCCAAACTTACCCCTTATATACTTTGGAGCCGCTGATTTTAATGGTGTGCCGGTAATTACTAATGAACTACAAACTTACCTCAAACGCACAAACTTCATAAATATTGATCCACGTTTAACACAAATAGACAAAACAAACCACAAAAAGACAATAAAAGAAATGATGGATATGGGTTATAACACAGAGTTAATAATAGCAGACATATATAGTTCAAACTATATGTGGATCCCCGAGTTAGTTGAATACACACAAAAATACCTGATAGAGAACGGAACACTAATATTAAAAATAACGTGTACCTGTGATGACCAAAAGTTACATTTACTCGATGACCTCTCTAAAAACTTTACATATGTTCGCGTATGTACTGTGACTGCCACCGCTCATTCCTCTGAATTATGGGTCGTCTTCGCGAATAAGCGTAAGCCACCTGTACAAGGCTGGATTCCTCATGATCTCCGGAATGAGCTACGTAAGCAGTGGTATTCAATGATGCATAGCCCTATTATACCTAAATATGGCCGTGTATGTGAATTCAAATACTCTCCCAAATAACCTATTTCATACATCTTTTATATATATGAAATTAACAACACAATCACGATGCCCGTTACAGTTTCAAAACAAAACCCACAACAGTCTACCGCGAAACAAGGCAAATCAGTCAATGCAAATAAACAGAAACCCAAACCACAACGACAAAAAGCTGTTAATGGCACGGCAATGGTTGCTAGCAAACAACAAAAATCTAGAGCTACAAAACCCGCTTCAAAAACAGCAGCACAGCCAAAACAGCCAGCTAAGGCCCCCAGTAACAAATCCAAAAAGCTTACCGCAATTGGACCAAACTACACTGAGAGCAACTCAAAACGTTACAAAATTGGACGCGAATTCGATGCCAGAAACCACATGGGATGGCGTAAGAACGAGCGTACCGGTTCATCCGTACAATTTCTATTCAAGCCTAAAATGGTTTCTCGTGTTGACCAGGTTTATTACCGTAATCAGCATGAAGATTCAGAACGTTATGTACACACATTTGCTGTTGGAATATTTGTACAAGATTCAACACTTGATCGGAACGCGATCCTTAAACCACAAAATTTATCCCCAGAATTACAGCAAGAATATTTACGTAACCTATCCAACGCGTTCGATGCAGTGTTGGAACGCACACAAAATGCCTTCAAAAATAATTCTCAGCCTAAGCTTGTTATTGATGGTTAGTCAAGTTTCAAGTTATACGCGCATTGACCTAAAAACACATCATATTGTATCCTACGAAAAACCATTGGTTATAGTAGATGACTTTTTACAAACCACTTTAAAATTCAGTTTTGGTAGCGATATAGCCCAGCGCTTAACATACTACAAATCGTCTTTTAATCAGTTAGTAACCGCATTCAAAGTACCTTATCAACCATTATTGGACAACTATCTGGTGTTATTTAATTACCTAGGTATTAAACCCATATCCCGCACTGCACGAGAATTCTTCCATTTGAACAGGACTTATCATAAATGTCCAATTCAAGCCACAACCGCAGACATAGCCGTTATAGGTGACCAACTCGGTTTAGCTGAAACTCAACCTGTTAAAGCATTTTATCAGTATTGGGAGGAAAGGCTAGAACGACTACGTTTCTATACACGCTCACATTTTTGGCACACATTCTGCCCTCGTGATTACACTGCAATAAAGTTGGTTTTGGCCGACTATAATGAGCAAGTGTATAACGGTTCGGTTAAATGGTGTGCTGCTAACGGTTATGATATGAAAATTAATCATTATAATACTTCTGAATATTATCCTTGTGATACAGTGCAATGGCAACATGATCCGCTACCCCATAAAAGAACACGTCGATGGGATGCCTCACAAGTTTGTGGTTGGCCTCTTATTTCCACTGCTGCTAAATTATTTGGTGGTGAATGCACTACCAATGTTGATGTAACAGCACTAAAGCAGAACCTGCGTGATATGCAATATTTTGCCGAAAACAATACTAATTTGATAAGTAATTTACAACACCAGTTAGAAATAGTGAATGCACGTACTAATCTCCATTATGAACAATTACAACAACTCGTCCTTGCTATACATGAGCATCAGAATAGTTTTATTGTAAATTTGAACAACTTAGTAGCCGAAATACAGGACCAAGAAAAAGCTCAATCAGATCGTATTGGGCTTAATTCAATTATCATTTCTTACACTAATTCTTTATTCCGCGTGTATCAAACCTTGGTTGATTATCGCTTTGCTTATATCGAAATACTAAATTCTATAGAACAACATTACCATTATCCCTCTAGTCATTTTCAACATTTGGACCCCGAGATATTAAAACGATTAGAAGCAGTGGGTTATACAATACCCATCCACGAGGGACTTGTTCCATATGCCTATAGTAAAGTTAGATATGACTTAGTGCCAGGTTATAAATTCTTTGACCTGTCCTTTGACGTATTTATTCCCGTTATAAAAACAGCAATGGTAACATCATATGTTGATGAAAAATTTTTCTATTCTAATTTGTCACCACTACCTTTAGGTGTGGATGCAAATAATTCTATATTTAGTACATACATAGGTCCAGCAATTTGCAATCAAGAAAGGTGTTTTTCAACTCCTATCAATGGTTTTTGTCGTGAAGGTGAAAATTATTGGTATTGCAGTCGCGAGTATTTCGAGACCCTCCATGAAATACGTCCAGTGTATACCCGTCCATTGCCACATACTTCTGATGTAGTGTTTGTACCACCGCACACAGTTTACTTTGTGCGGAATACAACATATATCTTGGGTATGTTAAATTATAAGGCATTTGCCGGTACTGTACTAATTCTTACTTGCGATAGTGTCTTCAAAACACCACACACACCAACGATCACAACACATTCATATCTGGATTGTACAAATATCACAACAAAATCTGCTTTTATTAGTGATAACCCCGAACCTTTTATACCTATTGTAGATATAGCAAAGCTTGAGCAATTGTATTTTAATACTACATTGCCAACCTTGAAATTAAACACACAAAGCTTTAATTACACTCTGAATATCACGGACGATGCAATATTAAGTCAACAATATGATAAATTAAAACAAGAATTCAACGAGAAGATTTCACAACTATCCATTGAAAATCTACGTATTTTACAACAAATTCATTCTATGAAAGCCGTAGAAGGTGGCTCATCATTCATTTTCTACATAATCGTTGGAGTTCTCCTCTTATTTGCCTTAAAATTTTTACATATAATATAATCATACTACTACTACAAAATATAATAACCCCCAAATGAAGCAACTATTCATCACCTTATGCTTAGTAGCCCTCTTGAGTAAACTCAAAGCAGACTCTCCTAGTAATGCAACTACCAAATTATGTGAATCCAATGCTGCACAACATTGCACCTCCATGGGATACTCTTATTGCAAGAGTGTTGATGGAGTTCAAAGCTGCTATTGTCCCCATGAACAAAATTATACCAGTGTTGTAGATGTCATAGACAAGGACAAGAAGTGTTCTTTGACATCTAGTAAATACTTAGACCCCCACTACTGGTTTCGTGACCTCTTGGCAGCTAGCGTCTCACTTTTGGTCATATTCACTGTTATTACTTGGGCTTACCTTATTCCTACTTATGCTAAGGTCGATGCTTTATACGAAGCAAAAGGAGGCAAGAGCAATCTCCATTACATCCCCTTACTCCCACGAAACACTGACGGAGCATACGCAATTCTACCAACGCGTTCGCGCCGCAGATAAGCTTCGGGATTATTATTCATATTTAACCACCACCCTTGCCTGTTCGTATAAAGTAGCTAATTTTCTATATTACATTTTTACTATAGCATACTATGCATTTTGTCTTATTATGCTTTATATAATATGGTTATACTTTACAAAACTGACCCAACAGTTACACATTATATATAACAACTTTAGTATAACTTAGGTAAGCATGTTTAATCTATACTTATTACTCATGTTAATCATATACAATGCTAATCACATATTACTTATATATACATACTTTAATCACTTTTATAAAACATTGTAACCACTAATTACCACTGAGTGAATTAAAGCTGTATATTCACATCTTACGAGATTTCTGGCAGTAACCAGGACAGCATTATTTTAACCACTATACATTAAACCCCTATCTTTAATGTCAATCAAATCAAATAACACATACCAACGCCCTCACACAGAACTATCAACCACGTGTAGGAGACACAAAATATTCAACTCGACAGGAAAGTCATATTGGTAAGTAGGCTTAGCAAAGTTGTTGGCAGGAAGCGTAGACGTAGACCACCGGTAGATTCACAATCTTAAGCAAGGACCTATAATAACACGAACACAAGGCCTGGAACAAGCCGATGTTAGAATCATGATATAGTTATTGAATAATCGAACACTTTAAAATGCCTAAGTGAGTAGATTGGGATTTACTATAACACTAACAGTTTAGTTATATAATAGCTCTGGTGGCCCGTAGCGCGTTGCTATTCAGAAAACCAAATGTTGTACCGGCCATCTTTCGCGGCCCCACTCTGTAAGTAGTACTCAGGTAAGACCCATGATGTATTGTGTGTACTGTTGTATATGTTGAATTCAAATGTATTACGAATTCAGCTTAATACCGCTTTATACACATGCTAGGTTGACCCAGTAAGATAAGATCTAGCTTACTCTAGTATCTACAGAGGACCCGCAGATCACTTTCCGTGGCTGACTAGACCATCAATACAATTTACACTAACCTCTATTCCAATCCGGACGAACACAACGATAGAAATGACATTTAATAATTGCGAACACCTAAACCCGTGGCTGAGGAAGGGGTGAGTAAGAATTATTCAATGTTAGACTAAAAAGATTCTAGATATCTTTTGTGCAAGAAACGATCTGTATGAAACTTGAGGCATAAGCGTTAGGCTCCCGAAAACGGTTAGGGACTTAGTACATTGACCATTGACATTAAAGGTAA